TAAATAAACTTAACCCCATAGGATATCAGTTTTTGTTTTAAAATTTCTAGCTCTTTGTCTCTAGCTTCTTCTTTCTTATATTCCAGTCTTACTGACTTGCCCCTATTAGGGTATTGTTCTCTACTATTTATCTCAATATAAAATACATTACACAATCTTGTTACGCTCCACCCATAATCTACTCTAATTAGTGATATTAGACTAACTCTAAAGATTGATCCAGCAAAGGTAATAAAGACTGCTGCCTCTTCTTCTTTACTCTCTTTATCTAGTTCCACAGAATGTTCAATCCCTTCATTTTTTGTAAAGGCTCTAACTCTATCAATAAACTTAGAATCTCTCTCTACCTTCCACTTAGACAATAGTCCAGCTATTTCAAACTGCTCTAAGTCTATGTGATAATCTATAAGCAGATCAATAATCTCTGCATCTAAAACAGAAATACTAGACTTCCCATCTACTACTGTACCATCATATCTATCTGAAACTACTCTTAAGTGACTACGGCCTATCATATTTGCTAAACTTTATCATATAATATTGAGGATCTAACTCTTTTACTAACATTAATATTTCTTCTTTGTCTCTAAAGTTATCAATTCTCCCTTGTTCATACTCATCATGACACCCTAGATTATCATCAAATGTCATACACTGAATCTTGATGTTTCTTTTTTCAGTTATAAGATCTCTCCTTCTACTTCTAGGTACTAAATGTGAGTAACTTAAAAACTCTGTAGAGCCACAGCTTTCACATCTATGTCCTCTCTCCTTGCTAATCTCTTGACAAACCTTCTGATATTTTATCTGCTCTTGTATTCTCTTACTAGATACAGCTTTCATTGGTTTACTGGCCAACTGTTTCTTAAACTCATTAAGAGACTCTTTCTTTCTAGGTAATTTACTGTTATCTAGTCTCTCTCTATTCTTCTGTTCACACAAGTACTTAGTCTTGTTTACTATTGGCATTCTCTTCCCACAATCACACTTACTACAATAATCAAAAACTACTTCTCCAAACATCTCTCTGTCTTTATTTCTCTACAACTATTCTTAAAATTACAAATCATACACTCTACACAAGTTCTATCATATAAGGTTGTTGTTTCCATACAGAAAACTAACCCAGCAGGTGTATTATGGAATCTCTTTCTATCAAGACTACTACCCATTTTTAAGGTTTTATACTGATTCTGAAATATCTTCGTATATTGTATATCATGTTTTCTTAAGAAAGAATCATCTACATAACTCATCTCTGTCTTCTTAGAATCTTTTAGGTATCTTTCTAAGGAGGTCTTACCAAAAATATTGGAAATGGAATACTTGCTAAAACTTCTTGAAGACTCTCTATACTGGAACTGGTTAGACATATACTTAAATAAATATGATGTCCCTACTAACTTCAAGTTATACGTAAGATGTAGAGCTAGAAGGAAATTCGTTATAGTCTCTCTATCTCTGCTCTGATACTGAAACTTCTCTCCAAGTCTACTTAGGAAATACTTATAGATCAATAATAGTTTTTGTCTCTTACTCACTTTTATTCTTCTAAGAGTATAAAATTAATAATTTTATTTCTATTATTAAAAGTAAAAGACTATAGAATTAATACTAGACTGCAGGTATCTCAACAAAATCAATCTTTAGCTTATACAACTCTTCTCTCTTAATCTCTTGCCCAGCCTCCATTTGTGCCTGTAGAACATCACATTCTGGACAATCAAGACTAGACAAGGAAGATGGTCTAGCTATCACTCTCTGTAACCATATCCCTAAATAGTCCCCTACCTTCCAAGTAAGGCCTGTTACTGAAATACTCTCTAAGTTAGTTAAGGGTACTAGAGTGCCTATAGTAGGGATAGATTCAGAGTCATCTAACTCTTCAAAGTAATAACCTAAGGAAGACCCTTGTGCTGGCATAATTAAAAATGCATTAAAGGCACTAATAGTATCTGCCTCTAACTCTATGCCTAAAGTAATCTCAGAGATAGATAACTGCCCCTCATTCTTAATGGCAATACATCTCATCTCCTCCAGTCCCTTAGAAACTGTTGTTTCTGAGATACTTCTAAATAAGTTTCCCATCTTCTTATTTGGTATCTTTGAACTTGAGATATTACCTCCAAGTGATTTACCAGGTAGATTCTGTTTCCCAAAGTATTTTTTTGCTCCAGTATAGTATAGTCCTATCATCGTTATGTTATTATAAGATTCTCATTATTTTATAAACCACTAAGTATGGTTGTAAGTTTGGGTGTGCCTCTGCTGCGGGGCTTGAACTAATTGCTACAGTAATATTAGAACTTGTTAATTCTGTTTTAGCAGCTAAGTCAGTATCCATAATCATCGTTCTTCTAGAACCTTCACCACTACCCCCTGGATTAGAATAGTCAGGAGTTCCCATCACTCCCTTCTTGACTAACATGTTATGTCGATGCTGACTATCAGTTACTGCAGCATCATGTGTATGTGGACCATTCTGTGACCCTGATAGAGTTACTGTTTTAACGCCCCCTGTAGCTGAAATTGTATCAAAATCAACATCAACGGGGTTCAAGCCTACTGCAACTCTACCTTGAAAATTAGGTGTTAGCTGTCCATATAGAGGTGAATCTACATTTGTTATTTCTCTACCATCACAAATGACCCAGTTAGTAGGGACATCAGATTCAGAACCCGTATAGTCTATTATTCCCCCTATTGGTAGTATTGAATCAAGTACTGTAATAATTGTAGAGGCTCTTCTCTTTATGTTTAGTATTCCCCCTGTTGAGGTGTCTAGAGTATTTGAGCTCTGAACTCCCTCTGAAGTAAAGTTGTCCTCTGGTATATAGGGACCTGTGTTAAGTAAGTTTACAGCACTATTACCAACATTACTCTTAAGATGTCTGTATGAAATTTTTATAGTAGAATTTGACTCGACCTCTACTGTACATGATCTCATATTAGAGTCAAAAGAAAAAGTTTTTGTAATATTAGAGTCAGTTACACTCTCAATTGAAATTTGAATAGTTTCACAGTCTGGTACAATATAGAGAGGGCCAGTTAAGTTACTACTTGTTATAGTTGTTAGCAACTTAGCTACTCCGCCTGATATATTTACTGATAAAATCTTACTTACTTTCCCATCTGGGAAGACTACTCTCCAACCGACTAATAAATTTTCATCAATAAGTTCAGCAATACTCTGCCAAATACCACCTTTAACAGATCCCACAGTTATTTCTCCTGAACTATCAATTGACCAACCACCTGAACTAGAAACTAGACCCCAGCCTATCTGTATTGTATTATTTAGCCCTGAGCTGTTTAAGCTACTATACTTAACCCACTCAGTACCAATAATAGGGTTTACTTTTGATACTCTATTATTGATTAAAGAAAATCTATTTGAATCTCTAGAATCTTTAATAGTAACAACCCCACCACTGTTTACAACTGAGCCTAATAGGAACTCAAGTTGATTATCAGATAAATCTGTTAAGGATACTTTAATTAAGTAAGAATCATTTAAAAAGGGATACTTATTACTTTCATCTATAACGATTGAAGGAGTAAAAGTACCTACTACTGAGTATTTAATACCCGTTTCAGCAACTAATATGCCTGGTACAACATTCAGATAAGCTAACTCATTACTTATAATAGAAGCTATCTCATACTCACTTATGTTATTTGAGGAGTTAGTAAATCTTATCTTAGTAGGTAGTCTTGAAGAAACTCCTCTAAGTATTGATAAAAACTCTGTACCAATACCTGCTATACTGCCTTCTGGTGTTATAGATACTGTTCCCTTCTCCTCTAGTGTCTGTTTATAAGAAATAGTAATAAAGTACTCATTACTATCATCAGGGACAGTAATAGCATTCACTATATCCTCATCTACAGAGATATATTCATGATTCTTATTAACTGCTAAGCCTGACTTAACAGAAACTTTCCCACTACTACCAGGAAATAGTCTTAGTGAACTTGACAACTTATCATTGATAACTATCCCATAGTTATTTACAACGACTTTACTTAAGGTAAGATAGCCCCTTTCTCTATATGACTTATCTAGTTTCTTGAATTCTGGTATGCCTAGTAGCAAATCTGTACCCAACTTTACTTGACTCATAACTTTATTTTTTATTATTCTATTATTCTATTATTGACCCACCCCAATTATTGTAAACTAAACTATTTGTAAAGTCCGTTTCATCACCACCTAGATAGGTTGCTCTGAAGAAGAATCCCGGAATAGACCCAACTATTGTATCTCCCACCTCTAGTTCATTCTCTAAGTAATTACCTACTTTCTTGTGTAACAAGAAGGTGTACCCGCCTATTACAAGAGATGATTTGAATAAACTACCACAAGGGAAACTATAAGTAACAGCAATTGACTCTGAATTATCTCTAGTACCTGTATTCACCAACATAGTCTTACTATAGTTTATTAGACTATGATGTGCTAACTCTATGGGACTACTCTTACCACTCTTATCAGTATACCAAGTATCAACTAACTGACTACTTTGTAAGAAAGACTTGCTATACTGTGTATGAAGTATTTTGACAAAGTAATCTTTTATTTCTAAATTCCCTGTAAAAGTTACATTTACATCTAGTTTAGAGATTTCACTCGTCATCTTGATATTACTACCTACTAAAATACTAGGCTGAGAAATAGTATCTATAGTATTAGTTCCATAGATAACTAGTCTAACTAAATACCACTGGTCAAATACTGGAGGTGTAACATCTAGTAAAGGTGGGCCTAAAACTACAGAAGGGTCTAGATATGTTAACCCATACTCTAGATCATTAGTATCAAACATCTTTACATCAACTGTAAAAGACCCAGTGCCTTTTACAAGCATCATAACTTCATAGTCAATTCTGGCATCTACTTCAATCTTCTGTGCTATAATTGTAGAGACAGCTGTTACTGTTACTATGTTATCTAAGATACTACAACCTATGAAACTATCAGGTGTCTTTAGCAAACTTATTAACTCAACTTCAAACTGATCATGTAAATATCTCTCAAATATAGAGTTTCTATCTAGAAAGATACCAGTAGTACCTGGGACAGAGTCAGAGAAGATAAAGATCTCTCCTGATACTGCTCTTCTACCAAATAGTCTCTCTAATTCATCATAAGCTGACCCTCTTTGACTAAAAATAGTTGAGGTAGATAGTACTAAACTCACTAAGGATGCTAGGTCTGAGTTTCTCTTATAAAATAGACCTCTAGAATCAAGAATCTTTCTTACTAAGTCTATTTGTTCTAGACTCTCAAATCTTCTAGAGAAAGCTACAACTATGCTTAAGAAGTTTACAATAGACCTCCAGAAGTCAACATAGTCTCTATCTGTTGTATCGCCATCTCTTTCAATATAGTCTGGGACTATCCCTTTTTCATAAACTTTCTGTAGAACATTTTGTTCCCAAAGTTTGGCAAACCCTCTATCACTACTATCTAAGATTGAAAACAATGAATCATCTAAGTTATCAACAACTACCTGTAAATCTGTAACTGGGACTACCCAATCTATTACAACTTGGCCTACCGAATCTGTCTTAGTATATCTAAACTCTATGTTAAAGTCTTGTCTATAATCAAGAACAAGATTCTGTAATGCTAGATTTGTTAAAGTAGCCCAGTCAAACCACTTTAGAAGATCAGTTGTATATCTGAATTCTCTAGTTAGATTACTAGGAGAGTTCTCACCAGTTAAAGATTCATCATAACTAAGAATACTCTTAACATTCTCTAGAGGGAATGTTAGAGGGATAATAGCTTGATCTCCTGTGTTTGTTAATATAGTACTCATTATTCTACATATCTAATATTGTCAGTATATAGTACTGGTTCAAAGCTGCCTGTGTTTTCTGATAACAATATCCCATCTAAGTCATACATCTTGAAAGATCTTACTCTAGGGTACTGGCCTAAATAGACTATAATATCAGCACTTGGAGTAAAGTATGATTCAGGCAAAGTTACAACATCTTTATGAGATGAAACAACATTCAAGAGATACTCCCATTGGACTACTCTATTATCCCAAAATCTTAAATCTAAGTATTTACTAACTCTATTCTGTAGATCAATTCTTAGTTGTGTTAAGTCAGCACTACTAGTGGACTCAAGTCTAAAACTAATATCTACTGGTAGATAACTACAGTTCTCTAACTGAACTAAAGATCTGCCTGTTGGGCTTATATTTGCTAAACTAAGATATGGGGTTATTTGTTGTGATAAAGTATCTAGCTCCCCTGTTGTTAGAAAACTACCATTCTGTAACATTATCCCTAGTATTAACCTACCATCATTCGTTGTACCCTTTCTATATACTCTAAATATGTTAGAATTGAACTTCAACATTATTTGAACTAAATAAGATAAGGTGTCTCTTGACATTATGTTAGGGTAGTTAATAATTCTATGTCTAAACATTTCATCATCCTCAATGTCTCGGCCCCCCTGTGCTTTGAATTCATTAGTAACACTTATATGGCCTGTTGGTTCTGTCGACATTTTATTAATTAACAAACTACTAACATTTGCTCTAGTTCCCTGTTGTACTGATCTTGCTCTTACATATGCATAGCCCTCTAAACCTATTGTAAGATCATTTTCTAACTGAAATTCTATCCCCTGTCCCATAAAGAGATGTACTGATTGTGTATATATTGTGCCTACATCGGCAATAATTCTTAAGTATACAGAGGATTCGGAAGCCCCAAGCCTAGCTGGAACGCCAGACCTACTTGCAATAGTATCCAGATTTGTTCCATTAGCAAAATCAGGAAAGAGATGAGTCTCTACCAAGGCAATATCTTTCAGTGCCTTTTGTACTACTTTACTTATACCATAACTTACTCCCCCTAAGACACTATCATCAGATATCTTAGAGACCTTGTCAGTATTTGAAAGTAGTATTTGTACGAAAACTTTCTTGAGTTGTTCTATTGATGTTATCTTGGCTATCATAGTATTATATTATCTAGTATTACTTCACTAATTCTTGTTTCTATCTCTAAATCTAGTATTAGACTATCTTCAGAGGTTCTCAGATCCACTATCTTTAGAGATTTTAATGTGTCATCTTTTTGAAAAGTAGAGTATAGCTGTCTTAAGAGTATTTGATATGGCAATGAGTTTTTATTAGAACCAATTATAAGACTAGACTGTATCCCATCTTCCATAAACTCAGGATTATCACCTTGTCTAAGATTTACTAAAATATTCACTGACTGAGTAATAGTCTCTTTATATGTCAGTATTGAAAGATCATCACCAGAAAATTCTAGCTTCTTATTAAGATCTCTCCCATATATCTTCTCACCTATAATATTACTATCAATCACAGAATCTAGTGATAAACTTAGTTTATTGAAGTACTGTACTATCAAATCTACTCCTCCCTCAGATGTATAATCTTCCTCTGGTAAATCATTTCTAAGTGCAATATAAGCCCAATCTGTCTCCTTATTAGAAGATCCCAACCTTTTAGATAGTGATTCAAGTGTCTCCCTTTGTTTTAGAAGCTCCTCATTCTCTATTCCATAAGAGTATCTCCCTTTACTTAGACTGGATCTTAACCACTTTGGCGTATTCTCTATATACTGTAAACTCAACTTAATGTCATCTACAAGTTCTACAATATCCCAGAATCTACTGTCTAAGGAATTGCTATAGTTTTGAATAATGCTTAATACTGTATTTGATTCACTAGTAAGTGACTCTAGCAATAGAAAGGAATCACGAATGCTTACTTTAGCATTCTTTTGAGAAGAATAAAACTCAATAATCTTCGGGTAGCTCGTTCTAATGAAAGTGTCTACCTGTCTAAAGTAGTTTTGAAGATCATATTGTGTCTTCTCTCTAAAGTCTTCTACTAAAGTTTTCATATCAACTTACGTACTTTATTTAATAGTATCCCAACGCCCTTCTGTATTGCACTATTAGCTATCATTCTGCTTACTCCATTTTGACTTCTTATCTCGTCTAAATTAGCTACTACTGTCAAGTTTAGAGTATATTTCCACATCATATTTGAGGAGGTTACATCCTGTATTAGTTTGAATGAATTAATTCTAACTAAGTAATTTTCTCCTAATATTGGAAAATATAGATAGACATTCATCGTCTCATTATAACTATCCAACTCAGATGATCTATCAACTATTGATTTCAATATCTTAGTAACCCCATACCCTGTCTTAAGCCTCAAGCTTAATAATCTTGATTTTGTTTGTAGGCCTTCCTTAGCTGATGAATACACTCCATCTCTGGTACTACCACTGTGCCCTACATTATTCAATTCGGTTAATAGTCTTATCTTACGTCCAAATGAACCAGATAGTGTAATCTTTTTTGGCCTATTAGTATTTGAATCAGTAGTGCTTATCCCTCCAAGTGTCTTCTTTATGTTAACTAGAGTCTGATCATCATATGAAATACTATCTGGAGATACGGGGAATGTAAGGTACTCTATTGTCTTCCCTTTACTATCTGTAAGTTCAATAGTTACTGCGTAATACTCAAAATCATTAGGAAATAGTGTGTGAGCTGCTGCCCTACCTATCGTTGAAACCTGTTTTAATATATCTACATTCATTTCATTAGAATATGGACGATTTAAGTGAACTTAATAGAGTACTTGCATCATTCAATACAGCCTTAGCTGCCTTCTCTGCAGCCTGTATTAATGGGAATTGATATTGTTGTTGTACAATAGCTGTGCCTATATCAAGTTTATTCTTTAGTGAAGTTGCTATCTTCTTATTTACCACATATGTTTTGTTCAAAGAGTCTTGTACTCTTTTCTTTACAACTAGAGTTTGTATTAATTTTGTTTTAGAACTATAGTTCCCTCTTATCTTAGAATCTACATCACCCCAAGATTGTGACAACTCTTTTACATCCATACTAGAATGTATAGTTACACCAAACTTATTAAAGTTATCTAATAGCCTACTCATTGGATAAATATAAGTATATTTAACTAATTCTTACATTCTTTGATACACCTATTTCTGACAGATCTACTATTTCTGTAGAACTTGTAGACTTTGCATATAGTGCTGGTTTATCCCCCTCTAAGTAGATTTGCTTATCAGTCTCCACAACTATCCCTCTGTCGGTAATACTAACTGAAGAATTCTTACTCTCTAAAGAAATTACTTTATCAGAATTAATTATGACACCATTAGCAGAGATCTTGATACTCTGTCCTTCAAAATTTACTAATAGCTCATCCCCATCAAACTGGATAGACTTCTTGTCAGAAATAATTGCAGATAAATTCTCTGACTCAATCCGTAGACTGTCAGACTTTAAAACTGTAATCCCACTTCCACCTAATGAAAGTTCAGAACTGGTGACACCATCAGTTACTACTAACAGTATCTCCCCTGGCCTATTCTTACTACCTCTTACAGCTATTTGATAACCATTAATCTCTAAGTTCTTAGTTATACTAACAGAGCCCTTATCTCCTACTGAGAATTCAGTTTTTCTTTTCTCAGATGATATACCAAACTTTTCAAAGCCTAAGAATACTCCAGTAACAACTAATTGTCCACTGCCTGGAACTCTCATCCAATGTACAAGACTACCTCTATCCCCTGGTATGTGGGGAAACTCACACAGTGTATGTAGATGTACTGGTACCATTATCTGTTTCTTCACCTCATTATAGATGGTTATCAGAATACACTGGCCTACTCTATAGAAGTCTCTAAGATATTCTTCTCTCCCTCTATCAATAGGTATAGTTAGAAAACCAAATCCATTTGAAATTGATTCAGTGTTCCATTCAAGAGGTATATTTCTGTCTTCATTCATTACTCTATAGATTGTCTTTTCTTTAAAAAGAAGTCAAAAACTTCTTTGTTGATTGATAAACCAGATTTATAGTCAAACTTTTGTTCGGCTGTCCCTCCAGATACAATCTTGTAATATGACTTCTTAAACTGTTTAATGTTTACTAAGTTGAAATATGATAATGATTCCCCACTTTCAGTTTCCTGGCTCCCATAAATAAATGACTTCACCATACCCCTTTCTACTGATAGGGTAGTAACTCTATTAATCTCTACACCAACTGAAAGCTGATGAGTAACTTCTTTTATATAAAAGACCTCATCTGTTGGTATGTAATGAAGGAAAGTCCCTGCCTTAAATCTTCTATCCCCTTGTATTGTGATAGAGCCTGTCCTAGTAAAGGGCAGATAAATATGAGTCTCTATCAACCAGCCTAACAATTCTGAAGCATGTTTAGCATATAAATCTAGTCTAGAGCCCTCTGACTTATCCGACCAAAAGTCAAGATTAGAGTAGTTAGATATTACACTAAATCTAGTATTGCCGAATACTTGTGCATAGTCATCAAAGTAGACTCCTGGGAATATACCTAGATATACACTAGCTCCTGCATAATTCCCTTTGTCTGTTAGTTGGAACCAAGAATAAGACTCATCTGAGTAAGAGAGACTTTCATTAATTACCATATCTTCAGTCACCTCTAGAGTCTTAGAGCCCTTTGATAAAACTACTGTACTTAGATTAACTGGGTGTAACTGAGAGTCATTAAAAGTTAAAATATCACTTCCCTCTCCACTATGAACTTCTGGGCCATATGCCTGACTTTCCTCCTCATTAATAAAGTTACTTAAGAAAGATAAAATTGCATCTTGATCAAATGGTGGCCTTCTAAGTATTATATAGAACTTATCTCCATAAGTATCTGTAAACATCTCTACAAAAGGCTCCTGTGCAACTTTCTTTATCAGATCATAGATTGTACCATTCGGGTTTGAGATAGAGTCATCCACAACTCTTAAGTCTCTTACTGAATCATCTACGAATAGTTTCATAATCTGCCAAATCCCTTTTACTTCCTTTTGTTCTGAGACATGTACATTCTTATATAACTCAGAAACAGCTGATTGTTCTACCTTCTTGTTGTTTAACTTTATTTCAGATCTGCTAACAACTGTAAGATTCTGAAAGTTTGAAAAGATGTCATTAGGAACAAAACCAATTGATGATATTTGATGAAAAATGAATTTGATAGAATCTACTATACTTCTACTTAAAACAGAGTCCAAATTATGATATCTCCCATCAAGAAATCTTCTTGTACTGAATGGCGTCTCACCAAAGATAGATGCACTATGTCCAACAGAGTAAGGGTTGAAGTAGGAGTTATCACTCTCTAGTACTTTAACTAAACTTCTCCCGTTGATTGTTACTTGTATCTGGTTGTTAGCACTTGTATTAACTTGAACACTGTCAATCATACCAATCATATCATACCAGTTACTAGAGATCTCTTTCCTATTAGATTCTATTCCCAGCTCTTCAAAAGAAATAAATACTAAATCATTTTTACTAAGTATCTCTTTATAGTAAATACTAGAACGTTTTCTATACCCTCTATTACCATCTATATAATTTAAACTTGTCTTAGTAACCTGTTGCCCACTACTAAGATCTATGATGCCTTTCTTAACCCATCTGCCTTCTTCGAAATTAGCTTGTGTAGAATTTAAAGAAAGTGTAAAAGAACTACGCCCTTGTGTACTATTAGAGGTTGTCACTGACTGTACATCTTTAGTTAAATCTAAATACCCAGAACCACCATCTTGTAGATAAGAAGTTCTAGACCACACAAAGACTGTTAATACTGAACTTTGATTTCTTAAATAACCACTCTTAGTATTCTTGTACTTGATTACGTAACCTGGGTCAATAGACATTTGTCTCAGAATCTTAGGGAAAAATAGGGACGAGTCATTTTGAGAAACTAGAAAATTACTCTCAAATCTTATCCCAATATCTATTTTCGAATTGGGAATAATCAGAGTTACTCCATTAGTAACTAAATAGTTTTTAGTCTTACTATATGTCTCCTTTAGTCTACTACTCTCATATAGTCTTCTATGATTAGTTTTATTTTGATAAGTAACTCCCAACAACTCTGATTCTGTAATCTGCCCTCTCTTTACAATAAAAGAGTCTTGATTTAACAATTCTTGAACTGAGTAAGTTCCACCACTGTGTACATACTCTACAAACTTGCTCTTATTGATTTGTTCTTCTTTAAGTGGCGTCTTAATAGATGTCTCTCTTTTTATTGGAGTAGACTCACTCTTAAATAAGCTAACCTCAGCCCTTCTTCTTTTCTGCAAACTCTTACTATCAGTTAAAGAACCATATGATAACCAGGCATTCATTGCTTCTGAAAAGTTCTCTTTATTAACGTATAGTCTAATTTTGGAAGATTCTACGGCACCATAACCAGCACTAAATGTAAGACTACACAAGGCATCAAACTGATCTTGAGAAAGTGGTGTTTCTATATACTTTTGTACATATAACTCTGCTTCGTTTTTCAAATCTCTAAGAAACAAGATCTTTGCTCTATCTAAGGAAATCTTCTTCCCTTGGTATACACTAGCACCTGTATGTCTCCAGCCTATAACAAATCTTTTTTCTGTCTTATCCCAATATGATTCTAGTGATAGTTTCTCATAGCTTTTAATAAATTCTTGTCCTCTTGGACTACATCTAAGATTTGAGTTTGAGTTCATACTAGTGGGCATTATTAGCCTTGGCTGGCTTTATTAATTGTCTAGCAAGATATAGTAAGTTAGCTCCTCCCATAATACCAGCCATGGCTGCAGGAGGAGGGACATCTCCTAGACCAATTAAATTGGCGGCAGCTGTCTTTGTATTAAAAACATCTATTAACTCTTGTATTGCAGTACCCATCTTAGAGGCAAGGTCTCCCATTGACTCAGCTTCAAAATCTAAGTCGGTTTTTACTGTGGATGAAGCTCTCTTAGCTCTTCCCCTCATACTCTTAGCAAACTCACCTTTATCAGTCCCTTCTTCCTCTAAATTAGAAAAGTCCATCCCTCCCTTAAACATGTTTAGAATATCATTTTTCTTAAGTTGTCCACTAGTAAGCTGATCAAATAAAATCATTTGTGAATCTTCAGACCCACCATAACCTTTTACTCTCTTCATCACTGCTTCAAGATATCCCTTAGACCCTGTCCCCTTCTCCATCTCTGCTTGTAATTCAAAATAGCTCTTATCTGGGTTTAGTTTTCTTAGTATATCAAACTTCATTGCCTGTGACTCTGGGGTGCCCCCACTTCTTAAACCTGAGTTAAGAGATGTTACTGTAGAGGCTGAAATATCTTCTCTCTTATACACGCCACCTAGACTTGTAAGTCTATTTAGTAAGTTTAAGTTAGCTTGACTACCTGCAGTAGAACTACCTGTTAACTGGCCTTCTTGTAATTGTACAAGTGTGCCAAGTAAACTTGACATTCTAGAAAAGTCTTTTCCATCTTTTCCAAAAGTACCACTCTTAGACATAACAGAGTAGATTTGTGCTGCCATATCTGTAGCATCTGTACCATTAGTTCTACCATACCTAGCTGCTCCCATTATAGTGCCTTCATCTACAGCACCACCCCTCATTAGTTCTATACCTCTAAGGGCCAAGGACTGTGCGCCAACTACAGTACCATTAGCTTTTATGATTTGTGGTAACCACTTAGAGGTAAACTCTTCTCTTGATATATTAAGATCTAGAGGACCATAGCTTCCTTTACTAGTTCTGCCAACACCAGCATCTTCAAGACCAGAAACAGAGCCCCCAGTTAATGCAGCATACTCGCTTAAAGATGTTTCTCTTCCTGCTCTTATAGTTCTGGGCATATCAACTAAACCCTTCACAGCTGCTATAACTAAGCCAGCAATTCCAAGTTTGCCTAAAACTCCCGCCCCTCCTTCTCTACCAGCTAAACCGCCAACTACACCTAAACTTGAACTAGCAGCTCCTAGGAAGCTTCTTTGTCCCACTATGCCCCCAGCCTGTTGTGCTGCACCTGTAAGTCTGTCTGCCAAAGATGATGATTCTGTAGGAGTACTTTCAGAAATCATTCTCCTAGTAAGTTCTCCAGCTTCTCCACCATGTTTCTGAGATACTCTTGTAATAAGATCAGATTTACTTTGATTAGTAGAGTCAGCTTTTCTCAACTCCTGTTCTGAAGTTATTTTTACTGTTTCAATAAGCTCTTTAAGTAACTGTACTTGAAGTTGATCTTCTTTAGCTTCTCGACTAATCTCTTTAACAGATCTGAAGTAGTCTTCTTTAGCTGACTTACCAACTCCAGCAGCCTCTCTTGTTTCAAATGTTTGTGTAGCTTGCTGTCTAAGACCTTCAGTGTATACTCGATTACGTCTCTCTATTAAACGTATCTGCTCCTCATAGTACTTAATAGCATCTTTAGAGTTTTTAGAGTTTTGTAGAGACTCTTCAAGTAAACCTCTGCCTAATTCAGCTGAGCTACTTCTGAGTCTATCCATTAGGCTACCAAGTCCTTCGTCTCTACCTGATACTACTATTTCTCTTCTAGTGCTCATTCTTGTGCTAAATCTATGTCTGCCTCGCCATCTCCTATCTTAGTTATATCAATTCGATCAAACAGATTTTCCTCAATCTCTTCACCATCTGAGTTAAACCAATCGCCAGGAGTATACTTGACTTTATTTTTACTTAATTCTACCTGCTCCCCTAGATTCTTAAATATTAGTTCTTCTTCATACTCAAAACCTATTGATAGCAGTGTTACTTGTCTGTGTTCTACTGAGCCCCATCTAATGTTATACTTACTTCTATACCATTTGTCAAGAGGGAAGTTGATATTCCACCATTCTACAAATCTACTTATATCAAAGCTATAGGTTCTTTGCTTACTCTTTATGTTAGGTATTAACATCTACTCAGTCTTCCTGTCTATCTTCTTTTCAGTTTTAGGGCTAAGAAAGCTTAGCTGTTCTTCAAACCAAGGGACAAACTTCAACTTGTATTCACCTCTTAATTCTTCAATTTCAACTATTGACAATAGTCTCCAGCCTTCTACTTTAATATCAGACATTAAATCTGGGCATAGAACCATTAAGGCAGAAAACATATCTACATTGTCTAGATTCCAGTTAGAAATCACTGTCCCGTGGCTTACGATAGTGCCATATCTCCCTCCAGTAAGTTCTGCTTTCATTATCTCAATGTCCAACAATGAGCCAATGTTAATCTCCTTTAACTGATATTTGTTTGACTTAAAGTCTAGTACTGGCTTACTCTTTAAATTATTCATCTCTTTACTATTTTTAAATTTTTATTAAGCTGAATACATAATCGGGTCCATATATGAGAACTCTTGATTATGCCCTGATACTTGTCCCTCTGATATGTTCATGCCTTCTCTATTCAAGAAACAACCTCTAACAGTAGCATAGGGTACTAGTGTAGTCTTAATCAACCCTGTTGAGCTATCAACTGACTTTTTAGATCTCTTAAAGATTACTACATCCACGCCATTCTCCTGTAGAAGTACATTGTTGACAAAGTCTTTCAATGATGGGGCGATTCTCTTTATTGAATCAGGGATACCTGTTTTAGTGAAATCTATTTCATAAAAGTCACAAGTTAAAGTACCATTCCACTCTAATGCAGGTAACTCTGATGGTGTAAGCTCCCCTATACCAGCAATTCTACCTCTTCGAAAGGTTTCAGAAATACGTAAGTCTTTCATCTTCCCAACTGCTATTCCGTTTACTTTTATAACTGCTAAGGGTGCAGTCATTGTTCTTTGATCAGACATGTCTTATTAAGTATTATTTAGGGTCTATGATGAACCCAGTTACAAACATTTTATTTACCTCAAAATTAGGCTCGAATTCATAAGAGACCCAATAAGAATCTTGTTTTGTTGTTACAAGAATGTTCTTAAAGGATAAAATTAAGTTATCCACTGTCTCTTTAGCTGTCTTTCTGCTCAAGTAGCTCTCTACCCATTGGGAGATTACTTCCTCAGAGAGTGTATTCCTATTAGGTCCTTGTGATTGACTGCCTAGTAGTTGTTTCTTCATATTAATCTCAATCTCTTTGTTTAGTTGAGAGGCAATTCGTTTTAGTGACCACAGGAAGGAGGTGCCATTATCATTGACTATATTCTCATTATCTTGAAGAGTATTTATCCCTTGTGTAATGACAAATGATCCAATTTGTGAATCATAGTAGGTAGTTAGTACCCCAGCATCTAGAGCTTGAGTTCTTTCTCTATCAGTCAATTGATGAGACTCTCCTGAGTAGCCCAACCCTTTAAATGTTGGAGGCGTTTGGGGTTCAAGACCTACTACTCTACCAAGAACATAAGCTGCTTTATGTAGAGAAGTCTTTACTCTAAGTTTTGTCCCACTAACTCTGTCACTTTCAAGATTAGCTCCATGAACTAGGATAACTCTGTCACTATTAAAAGTAGCCGCCATTGTTAGACTGTTGCCAAACTCACTTTTATCTTCACCACCACCAACTACTAAAAACTTCTCATACTTAGCTTCATTCTCTAAGTGATATAATAGAGAAAGATTAATAAGTGAAGTGGCATTAACTGCACCAAAATCTACTGATAGCATATGTGTATAATCTAGATCTTTAATAGCATCTAAAGCTAAAGTTAGATTAGCAGCACTATATGTTTGAGTGCCTCCTGCGAATAACTTATTACCTACCAATGTAGCTAAGTCTGCAGGAACTATAGCACCTGTAATAAGTGGAGTAGTTAGTATAAAGGCATTGTTAAAATCGTAATCTTTAGCCATCCAAGCAACTAACTCGTCTAATGTAGCTACTTCTGGAGAAAGAGCAATTGTTTCAGGTACAGAATCTACTGGAGCTAAATTATTGTATGGTACACCATTGGCATCTACACCTGTATAAGTACCTCTAGAAAATCTAAGTCTAAACTTAGCAATATTAGCTACTCCAGACTCTAGATTAACCCCAAAGCCTTGTGTTAAGATAGCAGAAACTTCTACTCCATTACCACAAGTACCCTCATGTCTAGACTTAACTATCATAGTACCAGCTAAAAAGGCTAGTGATACAGTAGCAGGGATAGTTGTCATTGGCCTAACATAGTATATAGTTGATACTCCCATATGTCCTTGCCCAAAGGGTTTGAATAATGGTAGAGCTATGTCCCATAACTTCCCTCCTCTTAAAAATTGTCTAAAGTCTATAAGATTATCAAATTCATAGATCGAACCCTGTCCTTGACTTATCTCTCCATCAATCCCAGCACCGCCAGAAAAGTTTGAATTATCAGTATCTACAATTACTATCTTACCATAGTCAAGATTAGCAGGGCTATTAGATACAGCTGATTTAGTTTGTGAATACACTCCTGGTAGCTTAACTATTCTACCATTAAATACGTATGATGTTGCCATTGGTTATTATTTTATTTTGTTCTTCCAATTAGTAAATGTAAATTGTTGGGTCTTGTAGAGTTTCATCAAATAGAATCTTACGTGTGGAGAAGCTCCAGTCAAATTACAAAATTCTGTGTATGAAATTTTCTTTTTCTCTGAACTAGTTTCTCCCATGATCTAATTTATTTTAATATTTCTTAAAAATAAATAAATTCTACCAAAACTACTCTAGTTCTTATAGAGTTTTATATTTTCAAATAAAATACTATTAATTTTCTGAGTAGTGGAAAAGTTTCTAACTCTAGTTTCATAGAAGCCTCTTAGCATAACAGCTCTTGAGAAAACATGATTAGGGACTAGATCTTCTCTTATCTGTAAATCTCTACCTGAGAGTTGTACATTCTGAAAACCAGATAACTCAAGTGAATCTAGTATAGCAATTAGACAGTTTCTAATAACATAATACATAATAAGAACTTCATGATGGTTTGATGAGGTACAAACAATAGAGAGAGACGTATTAAAGCTTCTACTAAACACCTCAGCATACTCTGTATTTAATTCATTTTGATATACTTCTTCATCTTGTCCAAGACCAATAGAATTAGTAGGGCCTAGTTCATCACTAGCTAGTGTAACATGTACTGTTGGCTCCTGAGCTCTAGCAGAATCAAAAAATAGTCTTACATCTACCGATCTAGCCATTTCCTCAGTTCTCCCAAAGAGTGAAATAGCTTCACTCAGATAGTGATGCTTCTCCAACCCTATATCTTGAAAGATAGAGTAGAGAATAGTTTCCTGTGGTGTTGCTTGAGCTACTATATCTTCTCTTATATATGTCAATATTCCCTTTAAAACATTATAGAATAAAACTTCAGGTACTATGTTAGTGTGTGCTGTTGCCATGATTAAAACCCTAAATTTGATAAAAAATTATCTATTGATTCATCTACTATTGATGGTATGACTGAACTTACTCTTTGTTCTGCTTTCTCAGAGAAGTTTCTAGCCTCAAAACCTGGGTGCTGCCAACTAGATTTATCAGATGCTAGACTTACTCTTCTAAAGTTAACATAACCTCCCCCTGACTCCTGCTTTCTTAAACCTTCATAAATAGAAGTCATTTTTACATCTGCTGCTAGATTCTCATAACCAATACTCTTTAAGGTTTGTCTTAGCATAGAAGACACAGGCATTTGATACTGTGTAGGAATATCTCCCATCCCTAGCCCTGTCTTAGAACTTTGACTTGAAGTCTGTTGTACTGCTGAATGTATTACTCTTGGCATTATGCCTGAAAAAGCTTCACTCTCGCCTAATGCATCCGGCGTAGCAAATCTAAATGGGATGGTTAAGTAGGGATCGCCTTTCTTTGTATACTTTACTTTACTAGAGGCTAAGAAGCCTTGTTTCATATCATAGGCACCCTTACCACTTTCAATAGCATTAGGCAACCAAGCTGCTGGGTCTAAGAATACTGCTCTTGTATGTTTATCTACTTTTTCAATTGATAAAGAACTTAGATACTGTTGTCTTGTAGAGCCTAACCCTCGTTTTACTTCGTCTGCCCAATATCTAGCAACCTCTGTTGTTACTTCCTCTACACAGTATACTACAAGATCATCTACTTGTACTTCTGTTAAAGAGAACTCAGCAGCTAAATCAGTAGTATCTATGTTAAAGTCCAGCACTATATCTGTGTATTAATTATTCTTAGTATCTCTCTACTTAGAGGTAATAGGTCTTCTGGGAGACTATCTAAAGAAACCCAATTCAGTTCTGCAAACTCTTCATTAGAAACTAATTCAGTTTCATCTCTACTTCTCAAAAGACAAAAACCCACCATTGGTTTAGCTGGGTGTATGAAAACTATACTTGATATTGGGAGAGACACTATGCCTGTCTCTTCATATGTTTCTCTAACTGCAGCTGACAAACACCCTTCTCCCTCTTCGATAGTCCCTCCTGGGAATGTCCACTTACCATCCCTTTCATCATCTGCTATTGCTAAGCCTAATAGTAGTTGATTTCTCTTATTAAATACAACACCAACAGCTGATTTTAATTTTACTTTATCTCCTTCTTGTACTAACTCTTGTTCTTCAGCAAGAGAGTCCACAAAGGCACTAGATATCGATCTAGACTTGTCTCTTCCTATCTGTAACTTATCTATCATCTTAAACATAAATTAATGAAAGTCTATTTGCCCAATCACTCTCTAGTTGTGTTAAATTTGTAGCAGATTGAGTTATATTGTCTTTTTGTCTCTTGATTACAACCACTCCATTTAGTAGATACCCTGAGTAAACGTACCCATCTGAATTGTAATCTGACCTATAGTATTCTATATTAGAGGTAAGAGTGTCTACATCTTCTTTTGTCGTCGTTACTGGGGCAATATCAATCCCATATGATGGGCTTGAATTATCTATCTCTTTTGCACTATCACTATATGTACTGTTGTTGAACAGCCAATCCCCATTATAGTTATCCAAGTCTAATACAAAGTGTGAAAGTCTCATATTAGCTAATAATGGCATTTGAGCCCCTACATCTTGGCCTAAGTCTTTATTAAACTCTGGTGTTTGCATAACAGCCCTAGGAATATCAATAACATGATAGGCAGGGTGATGAAAATATCTTATGGAAACAGTACAGCCTTCTACATATAATGATGGGTCTAGTACAAAGTACTGACCCTCTTCAATAGTATAGTCTACACCGTTTACTAATTCTCTTAAACGAGTCTCATTATCTATATACAAGAAACATGTATCTACATATATTATACTGTAAATAGATCTGGACATTATCTTACTACTGATTGCAGAAAGTTTGGGAAAGAGAACTTGATCTGTCAACATAACAGCATTCACTATTGTTACTCTATCCATAAAGCTAATTCTCTCTTTATTCAGGAAAGTCATTTTTACCATCCCAACTAACTCTTTGCTCCACTCCTTGAACTTAGTATCAAGATTAAGAGACTGAACTACAGCTCTAGTTTGTATTCTATTTAGAAAGACATAACCAATACCCCCACAATTTCTACAATTTACTTGTGCCTGATGGTCAGGCTTATTCCTACAAGGACACTTAATCGACTTGTCGATGAACACGTCATAAGCCTTCCCCCATACAACACTATCAAAGTCTCTTTGCCTTAAATCTACACGGGCTTGCCCACTTAAATCAGGTGATTGCTGAATTCTTCTTGGGGTCGTACTTAAGTTATCCATTCTATAGTGCTGTAAATGTTACTCCCTTGTATTTATTCTTTAAGTGTGGTAACTCCCTTTTCAGATCTGCTACATACTGAACAATACGGGCACCATAGCCAGCATTTGTAGCTGAGGAAGTTGTTGATATACTTTGACTTAAGCCATCCACTCCAATTGATTGTGAGGCAATACCAGCGCCTAAGATAATATCTCCCATATTATTGAAGATATTAATAGCTGCTAGTTTACCAACCAAATCTAAGATGTCAGGTGGTGCTTTCTTAAATGAAGTACAATACTCCAACTGCCAATAATCTGGTATTGTGTTCATTGAGAACCAACCTAATTGTGGTGAAATACCACTGAATATTATCTTACTACCACCAGCAGATCCCATAGAAGGGACAATTTCTACCTTTCTATGGGCTGCATATGGGTCTGTTGATTTCTTCACACTAAGCCACTCTACAGGGAATATTATCTGTTTCTGTACAAGTCCAATACTACCAGATAATCCATAAACCTTTAGCACTGGGAAACTGGTTGGGATATACCCCCAATGTTGCCAATCATTCATCATGTAGTCAAGAGTCTCTATTACTATTTGTTTAGTAAGTTTTAGAGCTAGATAGCCCTCTAACTCTGTTACAGCCATATCGATAAAGTCAATAATGGTGCTACGTGGCATCTCAACTCCTTGAGAATCTATTATAGGGATACCAAAGAAGTATCTCTCTTTTAACTCTTCAGGAGAAATTACTGTTTCTCCTTTACTACTGATTACTTGGAATACTTGTTGTGGCATTAGTTTGTCTTATTACTTCCCTTCTTTAATAAAGCTTATGATTATGTTAATCATCTTCTCTTTCCCATCGTTACCCTTTAGACTCTTCCAACTATCTTCTGGTACGCCCCTTTCAACTAAGATTTCTCTAAGCTGATCAATTTTTAGATCTCCCATTTTTTGACGAGCATCTTGAACTTCTGGAGATTCAACTTCTGAACTAGGGGCTATAGCATCAAATAATGATTCTTCCGTTTTAGACTTATTCTCTGCTACATCTTCACCATCTGTATAATCTGGGTCTGTTAGAGATCTGTAATACTCTTCAGAAATAAGTACTTGTGGGCCTGGAACTGTTGGTGAGATAAGGGCTCTTTCTATAACTGATGGGTCAAGACCTAGTGATTCAGTGATTGAACTAATTAATCTCTCAGCATTCTCACGTACTATTACAGTTACTTGCTCTTGTGTAAAAGAATCAGACTTTGTCCCAACATCTGCTAGTACTTCATCTAACTTAAATGACTCTTTCTTGGCTACTTTCTTTTCACCATGGATACTTAGAGAATTACTAGCTCCAATTAGCTTTTCTGCCACTTCTCTCTCATACTCTTCAATTGATACTCCCTCAGAATCAAACTTCACTTCTCCAAAGCTTGTTATTCTGGAATGCTCTGAACTTGTCGTCACAATCTTTACTTTACTCATAATCGAATTTTTAGTTATTAATTAAGATCTAAATATAGAAAAAAGCCCTAAGACTTACCAAGTAAATCAAAGGACTTTTTAAAGTAGAGAGTGATTGTAAGCCGAATTTAAAAATTTTGTCTCTTTTGTCTCTTAGACTTAGTATCTAATTACTTAGGCTACTACTCTATCTTTTCGACCAATATTGATAAATCTGATAATCTTACCAGGAGCATAAACAATTGGAGTACCATAAAGAAGAACCATGAATCTTCGGGCTGGGCCTAAGATTGCTAAATCCATCTTCATTAAAGGTGCTAATTGTTTGAATTCATAAACATCTGTATCATGTTGTGTCAAGTAGGCATTTTCAGTTCCTGGTAAGTATCTGTTACGATCTCTTACTTTTCCAACTGCTGCACCATCAACTCCATTAGCTAAAGAACCACGTTTTGCATCAGAGCCTGTTACTGGCACTGTCATAATTGGGTAGAACATTGTTGTTGCTGCTGCACCTTGAGCTCCTGTTTGGCTACGATAAACGATATAGGCATTAGGAGTATAAGCACCTACACCTGCAGTAAACTCTAAATCTACTGAATCAGTTACATTAGTGATAGTCACCACTGCTGGGACTAACATTAAACTAGATTCACCATATCGATTAATAGCAGAGACTGCATATCTTACATCTCCAATACTATCATCAAATCTAGATGAAGTGTCATCATTTACCACTACAGCACCAACATATACTGGGGCAGTAGGAGCTTTTGGAGAAGTTTGTACTGAATTGCCTAATCTACCTTGGCCTTTGGTAGCGAAGATATCATATTCAAAGTCAATTTTACCATATTGTGATTGGAAGCCTGGTACATAGGTACCACCAATTACGCCATTGTTGTTGTTACCTGTGTTAGAACCAACAAGCATTCTTTGTCTTGCATAATAGTTTTCAGCAAAATCGGACAATACTACTGGAGGAGCTATCAAGAAGTTTGGCTGAGCAAATTGATTGATCAAAACTTCACAGGCACCATTAATAGTTTGTTCTTTCATGGTTTTACCTCTCAAGTCAACTACTAGAGGAGAAGCCATATACTCATTAAGGGTAGAGTAGTTTTCATTATTCATGTGTTGAGAATAGATCCCGTTGTATTCTTGTCTTACAACTTTATCATCACCAAAGAACAAGCCTTTGTTAGCTTTTCTCAAAATCCACAAAATACCATTTGTAGTTTCTCTCTGAATAAGACTACCAATCTTGGTCGTTACTAGTTCCATTGGGTGGGTAACTGATTTAGTCACACCAAGGAACTTAACGTGTTCGGCACGTCTTAAGTATTCAGAATCTTCTTCTTCTGGTAATTCACCTTCATTGTTAAAGCCACCTCGATCAGCACCATAAGATGTTAATTGATTAAACTCTTCAACTGTATTATAAGCTGCTGACTTAGGGAACTTTTTCCACAAACGGATATCTGATTCTCTAAATTCTAACATCTTTAAGGAGCTTTCTAGTGACTCTACTTTTAGAGCACCAGAATTCGTTTGGTCTGAGTTGCCAATAGCGCCACCCTGTAATTGACCTGCTTCTAAAGCCTTGCTTAATTCTGCTAAATCTCCGCCTGAAACTGCATCAAATCCACCATAATCAGAAAGACCTATAGATAAAGGAACTTCTTTCATGTTTTTATTTTATTAAATTTTTAATACGATTATAGAATGGTGTACAGTTTCAAATATATTCTTAGACTAGTTTCCTAGTGTATAGCCACTTTTTAGTAACCCTTTAACTAGAGTTTCAGTTACTACATTCGATTGTTCAAATTGCATTACTGCATTTGCTAATTGTTGATCAGTTATCCTACCATCTGACATACAGGCTTTTTCAAGTGTATCACAAATAAGTCTCTTATCACCTCTAGCAGATAAAACATTTAGACTAGCTTCTTCATCTTGTAATCCCTTTTTCAAGAAACTTTTAGTTGTTACTGTTCTTCTGCCCATTGATTGACCTCTTAGTTCCTCAACTTCTCTATCAATAGCCTCTAAACTCTCTTCAGCTTTCTGTAACTTAGAAGTTAGAGCTTCATTAAGATCCAATGCCTTTTCAAAATTGGCATTAGCTTTCTCAAGAGAACTATTAAAGGCATCCATTTTATCTCCTAAAGAATTTTCTACTCTTTCTAGTAGCCCTTTAATTAAAAGATTTGAGTCTTCAGTAGGTAGAGCTTTTTTTAGTTTGACTTTGCCTTCTCCACCTTTTTCTTCTTCTTCTTCCCCTTCTTTTTCTTCTTCTTCTTCCCCTTCTTTTTCTTCTTCTTCTTCATTATCAACAGGGAGAGTTTCTTTACCTTTCTTTAGTATGTTAAGAATCTCTACCATACCCTTTTCAAGATTATCAAGTCTAATTTCAGATGTTGAAACTTCTTCTGATACTTCAACTTTCTTAACCTCGTCTAAGCCTAAATTCTCTAATGCCTTTTGAAGTGCGCTTGAACTAACACCTTCTTTTGTAGTCTCTAATTTCATAATGGTTGCTTTATTACTTTTTTCAAGTTCTAGAGTAAATTTAAAAAAGTTCTCTAGAGTCTCATACGTTGAGTCAGGGAATCTTTTACCTACTATATCTAAAACTTCACTTTTTGTTAAAAATTCTTCTTCTCCCTCTTCTTTTTTCTTTCTCTTCTTCTTAGCCCCACTCAAAGATTCTTTTATTAGAGGGTTTTTACTTTCACCAATCTCTGACCCAGTCCCTTCTGAGATGATATCCCCCTTAATTAACTGGAAGTCACTCTCTATCATACCCTTAACAAGTCTTACAATAGCATCTTTGTTTTTAGGTGAAGGAGTAACAGCACAACCTGTTATATCAGCCTTTTCAACATACTCTTTTGTGATAGGGTCTCTGAACTGTGTAGCTGTACCTTCTAAAGATAAGCCTAGAGACAAACCCTGTCCCTCTAAAACTTGTTGTAATTGATAGACTTGTTGAGCCATTGGGTTTTCAGCAAACAGTTCAAAATCTAAATTCATCTCATTTCGACTCTTATCTAGACTATAACTTGTTGGTTTGCCAATAATTGCCATTGGGTTCTTGTTACTCTGGTGATGCCAGTTCATAAAACCTTCTGTCATTATTGGCTCCATATTAAAACCATTTGGGTCTAATACTTGACCATCAGTATCTTTTGATGTTGATGACATAACACCACTCATTTTGAGAATTTCTTTCCCGTTTTTGTCAATTGACTTAGAAAGTGTTAGAGGCATGTAAGCTCTAAAGTTCTCTTGAGTGTTCATGTTATACTGGTAATACTGTAACTATTACAGTGTCTGTTGCTACTAGTGTATCTCCATTAGTAGCTGTGATTTTGAATATGTAATCTCCTGCACTAGTATCAATACCAGTGATAGATGGAGTTAGTATTGTTGTATCGTCAAATACTGGCGTTCCTACTCCAGTTTTTGATTCTAGTGACCATAAGATATCAGTTATGGCAGCTGAACCTGGGTCTGTTACTACCCCTGCTAAGAGTACAGCTCCTGTGCCATTAACTACTCCTGTTTGATCAGCTCCTGCTGAAATAATTGGCCTTACTAATAGATTTAATGGACTAGCTTCATTGAGATCTATAACAGTTAAGTTAAGATTTAGTAGTTTTGCTAGAGCTACTATTGCTTGAAAATTGCCTTCTGTTTCTTGTAAGTCAATACCTGCTACAATAGCAGCATCCCCCTCAATAATCTCCATGTTGGTGAAACGAGTATCAGCTCCTGGTACTGCAAGTACTGCATTAGTACCAAAGATATCAACTTTAATTTCAGCTTGTACAGACCCATCTGCTGATTCTAGAATAAGTGTCTTCATTTTATGACTTTTAATTATAGAGGTAAAGATAAGAAAATTCTTTAAACTACCTTGGGATCTTTTCCAATAATCTATTTTGTAGTCTAAGAGCTGATATCTCTAACTCTTTCTTTGATATTTTAACTTTATACTCTGATACAATCTCACCAGCCTGTATAATCTGATTCTCTCTTAGAATCAGTTTCTTCTCTAATTTCACAATCTTGTCTTTGAGTCCTCTTCTACCCAAAAACCAATCTAATCTACTCATACTTCTGTTGTTTTATCATTAACAGTAACTCTTACCTTACTATGTCTTTCTACTTTTGGTCTATTTAGTTCTTTGAGTTTCTCCCAATTCTTAATAAACATTGTACCATCCCATTCCCAAATCCCCTGAAATCTATCCTGTATAGTAAATCCCTTAGGGACCCTTTCTATTGTACAACGGCACCACGGGTGAATTGGTCCAATTACAGGTCTCCATTCAGCTACCTTGAAACCTATATTAGTACCATTAGCCTTCAACTGGGCTACAGTAAAGATAATAGGTTCTGAGGATACTCCTCCTGTTAGAAACAGTCTTTGACAATGTTGGCAAGCTCCTTGGTACACATCCTTGTATACTAAAGCATCATCTCCCTCCTCTTTCTGTATCTGTGCTATTCTACCTTCATCAAATGCTGTGTGTAAAACAAAATCACCTATTCTGCCTAAATCTCTCTCCCAGTCACCCGTCTTCTTACCTAGAATAGATACAACTTCTGACAAATACTTTCTATCCTCTATTGCTTTCTTAGCAGCATCTGTTACTAGTTTTGTATGTTGAACTGTATGTCTTTTCTTGTCGGCAACTACAAAAGTATCTGTTACCTGAGATTTGATACTCTGTCCCAGCTTCTTAACATCTTGATAAGTTTGAAACTGAAGACTCTGTAATGCACTTCTCTCTAAAGAGGTTAATGGAGCAAACTTAGCTATACTACTCTTTAGTTGAGGGTAAGTTAAGTTCTTTAGTGCACTATCCTGTAATATCTGAGATAGCATCCCGAATCTATATGCTTCTGTTATTTTAGATGAAGAGCTCTCTATCTTAGAGATATCTACACCACTAATCTGTAGTATAGCTCTATCTTGTTCTGATAATACTGTAGTGCCTACATTATGTGCCACAAAAAGAATAGTATAGTTGTCCACTATAGCTAATAGTTCATTAAGTTGTTGTGGACTTAAGATCATTATTATAGATCTTTATTCAATATATCATCTAACTCTTCTTCTTGTCTCTCCTTAGAACCTGTTTTAAGAGTATCTATCAATTCTTTATGTTCATCTATGAACTCTTCTTTAGACATCTTTACTTCTTTCCCTTTGTTCAAGTCTACTCCAAATCCGTTTAGAATAGATTTATTTCTGTTTAGAATAGATTTATTTCTGTTTATCAATGACATTCTGTAGATTTTCTTTAATTCCTTTGATTATTAATTTGCCCACTAGAGAAAAGTTCCTGTGAAATTCTCCTTCATACTGTAGTATGACTGGGTACCTCACAGGGTCTTTATGTCCAGGTATTTTAGCATTTACTGTTTTCTTAGCCATTCTTTTTCTGTTTTCTTTTCGGCTGGCTTCTTACCAAGGTCCCTAAACTCTACTTTCTCCTCTTTCACTGGAGCATGTGCTGTGGCTACTAACTTATTCACAATCTCTTGTGGTACCACTGCCTGGGCTTCAGGTGTTAACCCTCGGTATATCTCATAAGCCTTAGCTGGGTCAGTTTGTAACACTGTTTTAATGTATGTAAGCTGGGCAATCTCATGTCCACCTACTTGAGGCTGTTGGTTAGGCTGGCCTGTAGCAGCACCTGGCTTAGCACCTAGCTGTCCTGCTGGTTTGTCTTCTGGAACAGCTGGTTTAGCTACTGCTGGTGTACTAGCTACTGGAGAAGATGTTCTACTGGCTGATTCAGATTTCTTAGTTACTGGAGCTGTTTTCTTTTCAGGTGTAGCTTTCTCTCTACCACTACCTACTGGAACCCAACCTTGAGGTGTTTTCTTTACTTTCACTCCACCATGGACTCTTTCTTCACCCATGGCTGCTGGTCTACCTTTTTCTAACCCGAAGCCTCCAAGTAGAGAGTTAGTTTTCTCTAATCGGTTTCGTTCCATTGCTTTCTTAATATCCATGATATTATATTTTACTTTGTTTTTCTAGTATTACTTCTCTGATACTTATCTTATTTTGCTAATTATTCTTACTGTAGTGATCTTTTTCTTTATCAAACTTCCCTTCTCTCTGCATCTCTGATAGTACTGTCTGGGTAGCTCTTTCAGAGTCTTTAGTTGTATGGGTCTTTACTCCCATTCTTGTCAACTCCTTGTTTACCCTTTTGGTTCCCTTAAGTACATCTATGGCTTGGGATAAGCTTGTTGCTGGTTTTCCAAGTTTTTTATAAGCCCTTCTTAACATCTCCTGTTCGGCTTGGTACTGCATTGGTGTCCCAACCTGTGTAATAGAGTGATGTATCACTTCATCAATTGGAGTTTCTACAAACCTATTATCATTAGTATCTTCACCTATTTCATGTGGCAGATATTTACTCCCTTCTGATGCTGACTTAGGTTCCACTACATCACCTGCAATTCTCATTGCAAAATTATGCTTACTTTCATCAGGCTTAGACCATCTAGTTGATGATTTACTATCAGTATATGAATAGATTCCATCATCTCCTGTTTGCATCTCTTTTCTAATTACATCTATCTTCTCTTCAAGATCTTTATGTGTATCACTAACGTCTCCTTCTGCTTTCTGAGTTCCCTTCTTCTGATAGACCCAGCCTTGTGTAGTCTTAACCTCACCATATTTATTGACTGTACCGATTGGGACAGCCTTAGCTTTTTCTAGTTCAAAACCCTTAGAGATGTTTAGTCTCTCCTCTGATTGTTTTCTTAGTATTGCATCTCTGATATTCATGTCTCTTGTATTAGTATTGTCAAGATAAAACTAAGTATAATTTTTATACTTACAAACTTTACTTTATAAAACTATAAAGAACTAATGTATTCTCCTAGATTCTGGAGAGCTTTTTTTAGTTCATCGGATTCATAGATAGTCTTCATAGCCCTAAAGGCATTAACCCCCCTCTTAACTGCTGCTAGAGGAACAAAGTCTTCACCATATTGAATTCCCTTAACTTTCTGAACACCAGCAGACTCTCTTAAATTAGGCATAACTTCATCTTTCATCTGTGAATAGGCATAGCCCACTATTTCTGGTTTAGTATACCCTTTCTCAACTAGTGTCTTATATAGTTCTTGTGTTACTGATATAGTTGGTACAGCATGTCTATTTAACTTAGATTGTAGTACCCTATTCACACCATCTACAATCAGCTTCCCACCATCTGTCTTAGTAATAGCTAGTACAGGTGGCATACTAGAGAAGTCTTGATCTTTTCTCCATCTAACTGTTTCTTTTTTCAAGTTGAATTGCTCTGAGGAAGCTACTTTAACATAGAATGGGTCTTCTGCTGTAAGTGTAATTCTAGACCCTCTATCAGAAACTGAAATATGATCTACTTCTCGAGTTATACTCTCTAATCGTTCTGAAGTTAAGTTACTGTAGCTACCAACTACATCTCTAACAGTTCTATGGTCTGCCCTGAGTGTAGTAACAGATATAGTTTTGATAGGTAGTAGATTATCTTCACCTGTCTTTATTAAGTTATCTATCCCTTGTTTATTATTATGATAAAATGAAAAGTATTCAGCAAAGGCTTCTTCTGGAGATACACTGGCATAGTCAGTAATTAGAGGGATAGTATGATTTCTGCCTTGTCTTATTACTGCCTTTTCTTCTCCTGTAGCTTTCTCCTGCCCATCTTTCATATTATCTTGCATCCAAGACCAACCTGTTTCTACAACAAACTTCTTATATGGTAAAGAGCCCTGTCTGCCTAGTTTCTGAGAAACTGAATGCCCTACCTCATGTACTAGTACAGCTTTAAATAGAGCCGAATCTGTCTTACTGGCATACAAACTACTCTTCTCTAATAGCTTATCACTTAAACTAATAGCTAGAGAGCTTGGGACATAATAAGCATATGCGCCTAGTCCTCTATTTGTATATTCATTATTCTTTAGTCTTTTTAAACTATCATTAGATAAAATATGTCCTCTTGGCAGTTCAAAAGAGATCTCTTCAAATATCTTTAGAGCGCCTAGAGTATCAGCCTTCCACTCTCCATCTAACTGAATATTAAGTCTGTCTTCAAATCTAAGTTCTAGTAAATCAAAGTAGTCTAAGCTTGAGTTCTCTTGTAGTTTGCCCATTAACTTAGTATAGAACTCCTCTGTTGGTGCATCTATAGTAGTACCAAATATCTCTTTCTGCTCCTCTATTGAATCTAGCTTTATCTCTTCACGGAATTTAGTAAGATAGTCTCTATACTTATCTTTAGCATAACCCTTGAAAGACTCCTCCACAGCCCAATTGTCTCCAAAAAACTTATGAATAATCTCCAATGCATTATCATAAGACTGTTTCTTTACTTTCAACTTATCATACTCCAATGGCAATCTATCAACTAGATTCTTGGCTGCTGTGTAAGCTACTTTTTCATCTCCCTCAAACTCTAGTCCTCTCTTTACATCCTGATAAACCTTCTTTACAACCTCTTTCAATTCGACAGCCTCCTGTATATCAAAAACTGGACCACTATAGTTATACCCAGACTTAACCTTCTCTTTGACAGTTTTTATCTCAGTAGAATCTAACATGTAGTTATCATTATTTCTATTACTTCTTTGCTGTTTAAGTTCATCCCAAAGAGCATCATTTATCTTACTCTCTAAATCTAATCTGGGAGACATGGCTCTTCTATTAAACTCAGAAATAAAACTATATGATGTATTTCCATAAAATCCTCTGTATTGCTTAAAGTCCCCAGGATGGTAGGGACCTTCCTTTCCATCTTCTTTCTTGAATTCTCTAATCTCTCTGTCTAAGTACTTCTCACCATTTAGAGGGATGTCATAGTTGATAATTGCATTGGCTAGTGTATCACATTGTCTCCCTATCTCAAATACCTGAGAGTTAGCAGGAAGAACTATCCAAGCCTCTTTCATAGGAGAGTTTTCATGAGCTTTGATTACGGGACCACTAGCCCAATGTCTTACTGTACCAACAGGTGCTTTCTTAGCCATGTACTTCTTTTTTCTCTTCTACTCTTCTTTTTATTTCTTCCTCAATTTCAGTTACAAGTGAAGTATTTCTTGAAGCTGAAGATCTGATTAAACATTTGTGCATAGTATTTAACTCTTGAGTTGTTTTTCCAGTAATGCCGGAATTTACTATTAGTTCTTCCATTGTAATTTTATTTAGTCCTTTGATTTAATGCACCTCTTATATCTTCTTGTCTTCTCTGAGTAGCTCTCTCCTCTAAAAGTCTCTTTTTGTGAAACTCTATAATCTGACTTTGCTTAACATTCATTAATGATCTGGCTGCAAAGTCTCTGTAGAATTCATTTTCATTATTTGCAAACTTGACACCACCTCTAACATGTAATAAGGCTAAGGCCCCTAGAGTACGACCATTTACTTGTGTTACTGGCATATGATCTTTATACTTCTTGATAAAGTTAATGGCTGCCTCTCTGTGTTCTATCGCAACCTCAAATGGTTCACCATTTCTGTCTTCAAATGGTAGCTTGTTCTTAATTCTGTCTAACTTATCGATAGTCTCATCCATTGTTCTTGAAACGTCTAAGGCTAAGGCCCTTGATTCTAGCAATGGTGATGCCACTTGTTTTAGCTTCCTTTCTGATAGATTAGAAATGATAATCACTCCACCTGTAAACTTAAACCTAGTTGGTAGTCTATCATCACCTTGTGAACTTTTAATAGGGCCCCCATCCCATACTACGTCCTCTAGAGTTGTATCTGTTGCTGCCTTAAGAATGTTCACTGAATCTTCATCTAACAATACTGAATCAGCATCATCAAACAAAATTACTTTCCCATTATGCTCATACAAGACTCTAAATAACTTACTAGGAGTTACCTTCCCTGTAAACTTAATCAAGTCATATTGCTCTGATGTTGGGTTCAGTTCAGAATCATACTCTACCAACTTATTATCAAAAACTTCTCCTGTATCCCCATTTAATGTTTCTGGGTTTAGAAGGACTTGTTTCACCCCATAAGTGTTATGAGTAACAAGAAAATCATCTGTAATGTAAAGATGTTCTGGGTGATCAATAAGTATACATTTTGTCTCTTCTTCTCCAATATACTGTATATCAATAATGGAAAGAGAATCAATTGGGGGCTTTTTAGTCTCTTGTATTCTTTCAACCTTAAAAGGAAGAGATACTGGGATGATATGTCCTGGGAGCATAAAAGTTACTTCCCAGAATAGTTTATTTGACCCATTTTTTACATTGTAGTCATTAGAGGCTACTTTAGCAAATCCCCCTCCCATACTACAAACTAGGTGGTGAAACTGTTTAGCAAGCTTCTCTGAGACTGAAGTAAAGGAACAAATACCCTCTTTATCAACAAACCCATCTGAATCCATTAGCCCTTGTATAAGTTCTAACTTTTCTTCAGAAGAACATCTAAAATACTCCTCTGGTATAAACTTTGTATCAGATTTTGTGCCATATAGCTTATAGTCAGAAATAGCTTTTGATAATAGTGTTCTGAATCTTCCATTTTTTGAAGATTTCAGACTAGTACTTGTAATAGAATAATCACACTGACTTCTATATACTATACTAGACTCTGTTCCTAGCCTTTGTTGTATCTTCTCTAGTATAAACTCTTTATCTCTGTCCCCTACACTAAAAGTAATCCCCTCTGTCCCTGACCAGCACCCATCTCCAAGTAGAAACCCGATTAACCAAGGGTCTACTTTCACTTTACTTCTTCTCTTATGTTGAAATGGTTTCTCTAATAAGGGAATACCAAACATATACTCAACTCCATCTTTCTTCTTTAGCCCCCTTTTCTTAATCTCACTTAAAGGTAACACCTCCCAGGTATATGTATTTCTCTCTTTAACTTTCCAGAGATGCTCTTCATCACATCTTGATTTTCTGCCATCCTTAAAAGTAACTTCATAAACTGGTCTAATGCCTTGTGGATAGATTCTAAGAACCTTAGACTCTGTACCATAGGGAGTAATAACAGAATCGCCTACTTCAATATCTCCCATCAACTTAAATCCATAAGGAGTTAGAATAGGGGTAGTAAGAGTTGCTGCCTTCCCAACCCCACCTGTACCATAAAACATTGCTAGTTTTCTCTCTTTCTTAGCTATCATATCAGTAAACTTGTCCTGTACTGTATCTACTGAATCTTTACCTGTAAGAGGGTTAATTTTGTCTAAATCAGAATCATCAAAGTCTAGACCATCGGCCTCTAAGAGCATTCTAATAGACTCTTCTATTGATTTATTATCTTCATCAGAAATAGGTAGTGTAGCTTCGATAGTCTCCTCAAAGGTAGCACCTGATAGTAGTGATAGGGCTCTTGGACTAGCTACTCCAGCTTGTTGTAGTTGTGTAAGTTTCTCAGAAGATGGGGCATCATTATTTGTAACTCTCATTATATGAAGTATCTTCTGTGCTGCCTGTTGTGGTGTTACATGCCAATGTAATGCTAGTATATCATCAACCTCTCTTTTCCCTCCTTGTGTTCTAGAGGTGTCTTGATAGACCTTCCACTCTCCATTTGGCATCTTTACATTCTTGATACCATCCCATTCTCTAATTTCGCCTACCACAGCTCTTTTCCCTTTCTCAAGAGAATCTAAGAGATTCAATTGATGACTTAACTTGCTTTGCTGAATTAGTCCTCTTATACTATTGTCCATATTAGAATATTTTTATATTGATTGTACCAGCATAGATGAGTTTACTATTGGCTAAACTAGCCTAAATCCCATACATCATTCTCTCCCTTACATATTGTAGATCAGTTAGTACTTGTCTGTATTCAAACTGGCCATCTTTATTAACAATACTTAAATTGCTCCCCTATACCAGACATAAAATAGAGTCCGCTTTTACTCTTAGACTTCTCTAGACTAAGAGACCTCTCATTTAATGTCTGTATCTGTTTATATGCATCTGTTAACTGCTGACTTAAAGATATAAATTTGTCTAATGATTCTCTCTTTCTGTAGAGACTTTTTCTCGCTTAACTGAAAAGACTTCTCTCTAACGACTTTGTTAAGTTTAGCGTTATTGAACTAATCTCAGCTTTCAATCTATCAACCTGTTCTTGTAGAACTTCACTAGCTTGTCTCTTAAGGTCCTCTTTCTCTCTAGCATTGTAAATATACTGAACCACTAGTAATACTAGCAGAGACACTATGATCCAGTGCCATATGGTGAGTCTTCTAAGCATTCTTTGATGGGATTAACATCTCTACTACTGAACAACCATTAACTTGTCTCAATCTATAAACTGAACTATCTACACATTCTAGAAGATGTCCATCTCTAAGATCTAACGTCTCCTTCTTCTCTATCTTCTCTTTCACTACACTTATCTTTAGTAAACAATCTTGAACTTCATACCCGTCTACTATTAGTTGTTTAGCTACAGGGTGGTCTGTCCCTCTATTGCCTACATATCTCCAGGTGCCATCTGGCATCTTGATTTCCTTTGACCTATTAATAGTCCCAATTTTAATTGCCATATCTACGATTTTAAATTATTAGTCTTCATACTCATCCTCATCATCCTCTTCAAACTTTGCATCTAGATAGTCATTAATTGCCTCTTCTCTGTCTGTTCCATCCCAGAACTCTGTTTCCCCTTCTTCTAAACCTAGATAGTCCTCTAAATCTTCTCCTCTTAACTCATCAATTTGTTCAAATAACTCCTCTCTAGTAAATTTTTCTTCTGAATTCTCTACTACTTCATCAATAGGAACAAATGATGTTTTCAGGTGTTCCTTTATTTTCTTCTCAATAGCTTCTTTGAACTTCCCTATCTCCTCTGGGCTGGACATTTTCTCTAATTCAGCAAACTTAGAGGATATACTTTCAGGTAAATGTGTGGCACCTGTTTCTTTCCAGGCATCAAAATCACTATCATAGTTCTCCACTACATCATCTAGTATCTCATTCATTAATGGAATACCAATCTCTTTAAACTCCTTACTCTGAAAGTCTACTTTCTTCTTCTTCATTTGTTTATTAAGCCCTAAAGAATCATTTGTACCACCATACCTTTGTCCTACTCGGTTCAGTCTCCTGTTTTCTTCATTATCTTTATAGGTTCCCTTTTCAAGATCAAATCCCTTTTGTAGAGATAATTTTCTATTCTTTCTGATATTTAAGTCCATCTTAATAGTTTTTTAAAGTTTGAGTATAAAGGTAAGTATAAAATCTATACTATACAACTTTATTTTAATGTCTTCTTATGTTTCTTGGCACTCTCCATCCATTTCTTGATCTCCTCATTCTTTTTCTTGTGTTGGCTAGTATCATGGTGCCTATCAAACTCTGAAGTATGGTGTTCATTTCTTTTGCCTTCTGTCTTTTCATTATAATCTAAATGGGCATATGAGGCATCATCATGGTCTTTAGAGGTGTATTTCTTTTCAGCCATTGCATTGTGTGTTTCATATACTGGTTTCCCTGATTTGGTATGACCAATGATCTTTCCTCCTCTAGACCCTTCACCACCTTTTTCTAGAATCATAAATCCTCTTAGAATAGATTCACCTTTCTTTAAGTTAAAATCTTGTTGTAGAGATTCTTCTCTGTTTTTTCTAATACCTAAGTTCATAACTATTATTTTTATTTTGTTAACATCTGTAGAGCATCTGCTAGCATAGGGTTCTCTTTCATACCTAATGGTAAGTTGTTCATAGTGGCCTTTACAAAGTCTTCTGAATTTTGATCTGGGTCTTCAAAATCTAGAGTGTCCCATACATTACCTTCAGCCTCTTGAGTATTATCTTGAGACTGGCCGCCAAACATTGCTGATTGTTCCTGTGTTGATATTCTTTGAATATACTGAGCATTTAGTGGGAAGTCTCCTTTCTCTAGATCTTCTGGGAGATTCATTGCTCTTCTCCACTCTCTATATCCCATACCATTCTGAACTTTCTTGTTTAAGAGCTCTACTTGTTTTTCCTCAGAGTCAGCATCTACACCTACAAAGACAAACTCAAAATCATCACTTAGTCTTGATACTAGATACTTATTAATCCAAGACTCTATCGACTTTAGTAATGGCTTTAGACCCTTATCTCTAGAATACTCTAGTCTAGTCTTTGAATCAGAGCCAAACATTGAACTACCACCGCCTGCATTTCCCAAATTAAAGCCCACCTCTTCTGGAGCTATCTTAAAAATAGCACAGGCTACTTTAATCAAGTATTCTTGCCATTGAGCAAACTGCATATCAGTATTCTTAGACTGTAAGTCTACCCAGTCCATACTATCACTCTCCATTACTGGTATTTTCCAAGCATTGTCTACTCCAGCTACCATTGATTGCCAAGATTGTCTGAACTCAGCTAATCTGTTTCTATTAGCTCCTGGAGCTATTTTAATGATACCTTTTGGAGAACTGCCTTGAGAGAAGAATTTACCATTATACGTGTCTGAGTACAACATCCAGGTTATGATCTTGATAAGTTGCTCTATTTCAGAGTTACCATATCCGTTCATATTAATGTCTGTAGATTCATTCCTGACCCCAAAACATAGTTGCCATGGATAGTACTCAGCTACAATCTGTTGTTCTATTACCTGTACATAAGATGGGTAATAGCCCTTTATTTTCTTTTTATCTGAGAAGTTTTTGTCATCTCTATCATCATCATATGAATCAGCTATGTAGATAGTGCCTGAGTCCACAGCTAAATATTCAACGGGATCTCCCTTTCTATCCTCCACTACTTCAAAACAAGCTTGATCCATTTCAAATGAATCAGCTACAAGTTTTTTAAGGAAAGAGTCAAATGCATCCCCATGCCATTTGTTATCCAGAGTACCTCCATTTAGAATAAATTCAGTAATTCTTTGTATTTCTTTTTTGTCAACATCTGTGATATCAGGCTGTTCATCTGAGTAAAATTGTCTCTTTCTTCTAACTACAAAGCCTGTACTATATCTATTTGATTGTGGAGCCGAAAAGGCACTTACCTGTGCTTGTCTAGTTGATATAATTGCTCTAACAATCGGAGTCTTAGACATAACTCTGAGAGTACTATTATCTAACTTAAGTCTCTTTCTTCTATACCCTTCAGCATCATCCCATCTATATGGGTTTACTAGAAGACTTTTCTTGTTCCCTCTCTCCCTCTCCATTACTCCCTGTAAGAAGGCAGTTGCCTTAACTAAAGTTTCAGCATCGTTAGATTGTAAGCCACTCTTAATCAAGAGTTGTTCCTGTGCCTCTAGTTTAGCCTTTTCTAGTTCAATATTATCAAGTGTAATTCTTCTATCAGCACCTTGTCCTGAAACTGTCCCATTACTAGTACTTGTAGTTACGTAATTATAGATCATTAGATACTAATCTTATGTTTTTTAACTTGGCCCTCTATAAAGTTATACTGTAGTTCTACTGCATCCTTATGAAGACTATTTCCTACTCTTTGATCAAAAGCTATACTAACATTGAAGGGCAGTCTAGTTTTTACCTTCCACTGATCTCTGCCTAGTACAGTATCAAGATGTTGTTGTACTGCTACTCTTACATTTGATGGAGCTTCTGGCAGTTCCTTAATAACTAAATCATGATCTGAATACTTTCTAGTTGTTACTACACAACGTAAGTAGATCACTCCTTGAATATCTACAATGTTATACTTCACACCACTACTTGATAATTCAGATGTGTATTCTTCAAAAGGTACTGCTATTAGTTGTTTCATATTTCTAAATCTGTATAGACAGTCTAAATATAATTAAACTTAACTAAATTCTATAGTAAATCATTTCTTTTTAAAAGCACTGATACCTCCTCTTACGGCTCTATCGCCAAAATATGCTCCATTGATAGTTAAGAAAAGCGTTTCTAACATAGATACATAATTTTCTGGCACAGGCTTAGCTCCGAAATAATCAGCTACGATTAAAACCAATATTAAGAACCAGCTAAAAAGTAATATAATAGGTCTCACGTTTTTTGATAGCCAAGAATCCGAAGACATATCTGTTTGCCAACGTGAGGTTATTTGCTTAGCGTTTTCAAGTTGTGCATCTATATCTATCTTATAAAACTCCAAAGCCTGTTTCTTTACCTCTTCAGGCAAAGTGCTATCGCCTTGTATAAGGTCGTGTAGGGTGTTTAAAAATGGAATACCTGTAACACTCCCCGCAACACTAAAAGCCTTGCCTATGAGGTCTGATTTGCCTAATGAGCGAATGAAATCGCCTAGCTTAGTTGTGCCGTGTTCATCTTTGTACTTTGCCATAATCAGGCTAAACAACAATCAGGGTAAACAATAATTAAGGTAAGCACTAAAACCAAGCAAAAGAATAAAGCTATAGGCCGCTTGTTTTTGTTTAGCCAATTACTAGCAACGCTAAATGCCTTGCTTAATTTAGAAGTTCCGTGTTCGTTTGTGTGTTTTTTCATAATTTTAAAATCTAAACGTTAAATAAATATACTTTTGGGTTTCTCTCGTAATAACAGGTATCTAGGTGAACCCAAGTGATTGTTTCGCCTGTTTTAATTACAATATTTTCTAATCGTATTTTGCAAGGAAACAAATCCGAGTGTTCGTAGATCCAAGTTCTGACTTCATCTGATAGCATACCTTCTACTATAAAATCAAGTCCTTTTCCTAAAGCGTGAGCAGTTAAATAAAGTAATTTTTTAGCAGTTTTACCCGCCATTATAGTACTGATATTGCTTCTAAACCCACGTTCATCAAAGATTTTTTCGCCCTTTTTAGCATAATGCCAGTTATTAACCGTTATAAATCTATCAAGACCTTCCCTAACGATTAATAAGCAATGCAACGTATCTGTATCAAGTACAAACCACGAATCATCAAAGAACTTATTGTACACTTCGGGACCAACCAATTCTCGAATATCAAAATATTTTTTTAGTCTAGTTATTATTACTGCTCTTGTCATCGTATTAATCTCTTACTTTATTATTCAAATCTCGAATATCAGAATGTATTTCGCTAATAGCCTGATTAAGACTTTGAATAGTAGATCTATTAGATTGCTGAACTTGATTTAGAATACCCTTCATAAAGTCAATATCTTTTTGCGTTAGTTGACTTTGCTTTAGATCATTGTCAAAAGCTGATTTTAACAATCTTGTGTGTTCCTCGTCAGCTTGTTTTAATTGGATAAACGGACTTACATTGTTTCTACTATTCATTAATATTACTTCATTATATTCCTCAAGAGATTTAAAACTCCTACTTTTTACATCAGCTTCGTTAAAGCCAATTGCTTTAATATAGGCAAAACTAGTAACGATAGTTCCACCTATCGCTATTATAATAACTGCATTTTTAAACAAAAAGGAGCCCCTAGAAACTAGTATATGAGTACCATCTTTGATGGATTTTAGAATTCCTTTATCTTTTAAATCTTCTTTTTCTGTAAATTGTGGTTCCATCTTTAAAAATAAAATAAAATTAGTTTATGTAACTTATTAAATATTGTTTTAAGGTAACACCCGCCTGTACTTCAATGGCTAATAAATCAGTTATTTCGGTATTAGAAGTATCATTAATTAAAGTGTTGAATTTGGTTACTTTGCCAGTATTTACCCAAGAGTTTATACCACTATTTAGATGATCAAAAAGGGTGTCATAATTATTAGAAATAGTTTGAATATTAGATGTTTTTGCCTCAAAAATTAATCTATTAACTACTTGTCTTCTTTCTTCTGTTAATATCTGCTCACCTCTTATAGATGTAAAACCAGTTATAACATTATTCGTATAAATAGGCTTTAGATTAAACATAAAAGTGTCTTTAGTTTTTTGGTATGGGCTATCAGTGCCATCCCAATAAAGCCATATGATGTTCTTATTTACTCCAATAAATGTATTTGGATAAGTTATTCCTTCAAACACATAATCTTTAAAAATCTTAAAATATTCAATTCGTATTGTTTCCTTTTCATTTTTATAATAATAAGACTTAGAAATCCTTTCTCCTTTATTATTATAAATTGGTTCTCTCTCATTTAACCAACTGAATTGACTAAAATCTCTGTCTGTTAAAGTATTAAATAGAGTTTGCAAACCCATCTTTTTTATCAAGTATTCTATCGCTAACTTTTTCATATTATAGTTCTGTATAAATTATATTTCTTAGATTCATTGAACCAAGAGTAAAGGTTAAATACATATTTTCTGTTAAAGCTATTGCAGCAGTACGATTTATTGTATTATTTACATAAAAATATAAGACACCCGCTAACCACCTTACTTTATAAGTATCTGCATACCTGCCAAATATAGGAGTTATGGCATATGGTGTATACGCAGGTGATTCATAACATTTATCACCAGAGGTACTATCAAAAAGTTGTTGAAATATCGTTACATTGCCAGATATAGTTCTAAGTGCAGCCATTGAAACTAAACCAGAAGGGTGACCAAGAGGATATAATGAATCAGATTCATATTGCCAAGAATATTCCCAATCTATTAAATAATTAAAGACTCTATTTAATTGAGCTTCACCTAGAACATTATTATTGAGATAAAGGTGGGAAGTAGTATTTATTATATCTAATCCACCATCAACATTAGCACTTAAATTATTAATAGTAATCCAATCAGCTTGTACCACAGGATATGCAGTCCCAGTTATTACACGAATAAAACTGTGATATATTTTTAAAATTCCGTTATTTATTTCTATATCATAACTGCCTATATTTTCATTTGTAGTGAAGGTTAACAACATTAATTTAGAACTTAAATAAGTAGTAAATATTGTAACTCCATTTATCTTAATGGTAGTGTCTAATGTAAAGAAATCACCATTTAAATGCCAGTCAGTTAAAACTTGACTAGGGGAAAAAAAATTAATAACAGTTTCATCAATATAAGGGGGAGAAAATATAGTAATATCATATAATCCAATATTACCATTTGCATTAACAGAAAACACTTTATTAGCTAATAATTCACCATCACTTCGAGTTATTGGAAAAGCTCCAAAAGTAAGTTCACCACCCATTTCATCACCTTTTACAACCCAAGTATCAGTGTCTATCTTGATAAGTTTCATAATTCTACCTATCTTACTTACAAGATTTGAAGAAGAAACTATTGTTAATCCTGTAGTACTTAAAGATACTTTACCAGCACCACTTTGCAGATATTCAGTTTCATAACCTATTGGTAGTGGGTCAACAGTATTAGTTGGTATGGTTAAAGTAATTGCAGAGACACTATTAAAAACGATTAATTTATCATCTTTATCTGTAAGAACT